GCGACATCATCTGCACTTCCAGTAATAATATCACCATTTCTTGTGCCAGCTAAATCTTTTTTTCTAGTAACAGAATTAGGTCTAACCATAAAGACTACTTTAGATGAAGCTGCTGCTGATTCTACTAGAGCTTGTGACAATCCTTCTAAAGATTTTAAATCTCCTAAAAATTCTTCAACATAACTTCTACCATAATCTTCATTGTCTACTCTAACCATTCTTAATGCTTGATAAGGTAAAGATTCAATTGGATAATCACCAATAGAAGTTTCTATTTTAATTCCTTTTACTTCTTGACATGTGTAAAATTTTTTATCATCTATTTTATAAATGTGAGTATATAAATCACATTGTTCATCAGGTTTAAAATCTTCTTGTTTTTGTAATTGTTCTGTAGTTTTTGAATCTAAATATGTTGGGTGAATAGTTTCTTTAATAATTATTTCTAAAATATTTCCTGATGCATCTCTTTTACATACAAAATTTGATAGTGGAAAAACTCTCATGTTTCCTTTTTTTGGAAGATAAGTTAATACATTACCTACAACAATTAAATGTTTAAGCGCTTCAAACACACTAACTCTTAAAGCCAATTGTTCAATTTTGCTTGACACTTCTCTTTCAATAGTTGCTAAAGATTTTTCTACTTCAGACTTAATTTCTTTTTGTTGGTCTAAATCTTTTTTAGCATCACCTGATACAGACAATCTAAAAAAAGGAGCATTAGGTGGTAATAATAATAGTAATAGTTTAGAAGCTAAATTGTTTACACCTCTAGCGCCTACGGATTGAAAGGGATTGTATAGTTCAGTTGATGAATGAAATCCATCTGGGGGGAGTAACGAAGGTATAGTTAATTCACTACACTCTTGCGCTCTATCTAAGAAATGTTCTCGGTGTTGTTTTAAAGATTCGTAACGTTGTCTAGCGCTTTGTTGTAACATACTCATGCCATAGTTCTGCATATTATGTTATATTTAGTCCAGATACAGTAGGTATGTTTAAACCTGACGAAGTTTGCAATGCTGTAGTTCCAGATTTTTTAGCTTTTTTAGCTACATCTTTTGCGGAATCCACTGCTGTTTCAACTTTTGCTACCTTCTCTTCTGCGTAAGCTGCTTCATTTACTATTGGAGCGGCCATTGGCGGCGGAGTAGGAACTGTTGGTATCTTAGGGGCTGACATACACATAGTTATTTTTGTGTCCTCTCTTTTAACATGTTAATAAATTTAACTACATCTCTTTGACCTGCTTGAAAATAAATTTCAGTAGGTGTATTAGATATAATTGGGGATTTTTCTGGGTAAACTTCATTTAAAAGTTTAATCAAATCGTCTATCTTTGTAGGTAATTCTACATCTTTTAGTTCTGGCATTTTTAATCCTTCTAAAAAGGGTACTTTAGTCCCATAAGCTACCAGTAATACTACCTTTGTTGTATTCTGTAGCTCTGTTTTCAAAGAAATTAGCATGTTCTACACCATTTAATACCCAATCTAACCACCCTAATGGGTTTTGTTTAACTCCGTAATTAGGTTTTAAAGATAACTGTAACAATCTTCTGTCAGCTATGTATCTAATGTATTGTTTAATTTCTTCAGCTTTTAATCCTTTAATGCCACCTTGTGCAAAAGCTAAGTCAATAAATCTATCTTCTAAAGAAACCATATCTCTACATGTTTGATAGATACTTGCCTTAAATTTTTCTGTCCAAATATTTGGGTTTTCTTTTACAAGAGCATGAAATAATTTAATCATACTTTCAACGTGATGGGTTTCATCTCTAATACTCCAAGTTACTATTTGACACATTCCCTTCATTCTACCAAATCTTGAAAAATTAAGAAGCATGGCAAAAGAAGCAAACAATTGTAGTCCTTCACCAAAAGCAGAAAAACAAGCTATGTCTCTTGCTAATCCTTCTAAACCTTTTCCTTTAGATTCAAATAAATAAGAATGTTTATCAGACATTTCTTTATATTCTTGAAATGCTTTATATTCACTATCAGGTAAACCAATAGTGTCATTTAATAATGAATAACTATGTGCATGATTAGCTTCTGAAGTAGCTATTGCTGATAACATCATTCTAATTTCTGGTGGTTTAAATTTAGGAATATACTTATCAAGATATGCTTGCGCAATATCTACATCTCCTTGTGTAAAGAATTTAAGTATTTGTCCTATAAGATTTTTTTCTTCTGCAGTTAATCTTTCATTCCAATCTCTTACATCTTCATGTAAAGGAACTTCGCTTGGTAACCAATGCATTTTTTGGTGCGCATCATAAGCTTCAAATGCCCATTCATATTCAAAGGGTTTGTAGTGTGTTCGTTTTTCAAATAAACTCATTTATTGTTCTCCTAAATTTTTGTTCCAAATACTGTGTACTCTTTTTCAGGTTCATTATCAGCATAGGTTAATTTTATTCCTTTTAATTCTTCTTTATTTTTTTTAGGCTTTTCTTTTTTTCCAAAGATACCATTCCAATTGTCTTTGTATTTTTGACTTGGAATGTGTTTGCCATCTCTAATTTTATAACTATTGAAACCACTCATAATACAATTCTAATCCTTCTATAATAATAATAATTAATAATTCAACTGCTAATATGGTATGATATATTGTCCATAATACAGAATGTTTTTTTACTTTTTGTTTTCTTTTTTTTCTTGGTTTATCAAAATCTTTCCAATCGTCTGCGTGTGTCATTTTCTGTTATATCCTTTTCCTGTTTTTTTGTTTCCCCATAATTGTTGCCAAGACCACACACTAATTTTACTAGAGTAGTGACTAATTTTTGACAACACATAATATATTATTCTATTTTTCATTAACCCTCACATGCTAAACAATCAGCCTCTGGTATGATTGTTCTTTCAATTTTTTTAGATACTAACTCTGCACGTTTAATAGCTTCAGAACGACAATAGTATAATGTTTTTAATTTCTTTTTCCAAGCTAACATATGTATGTCATGCAATTCTTTAATGTTAACATCAGCAGGTACAAATACATTTGTTGATTGTCCTTGACAAACATATTGCTGTCGGTCTGCTGCGTGTTCAATTATCCATTGTTGATTAATTTCAATTGCAGTTTTAAATACATCTTTTTCATTATCAGATAATTCTTTTAAATGTAAAACTGAACCTCTGTTAGATAAAATAGATGTCCATGTTTTTTCATTGTTAATTTCTTTTTTGTCTAAGATTTTTTCAAGAAATTTATTCTTAACTAAAAATGAGCCAGACATAGTTTTTTGTACATAAGCATTTGCTCTAAAAGGTTCTATTGATGGGGAAGTTGTACCACATATAATAGAAGATGAAGCGTTAGGTGCTATGGCTAATAAATGAGCGTGCCTCATGCCTGTTCCTTCCATGTCAGGTGCTTCTCCTCGTTTAACTGCAAGTCTTTTACTTTCAGCTACAGCTTGTTCTTTTATTTGTCTAAACATTTTTAAATTCATTGATTTAGCTAAAGCACCTTCAAAAGGAATACCTTTAGATTGCAAATAAGAATGAAAACCCATTGCACCTAGTCCAATACTTCTTTCTTGTGATGCACTAAACCTTGCTCTAAATAATTCTTCAGGAGCTTTATCAATAAAGAATTGTAATACATTGTCTAAAAATCTAATTAAGTCAGGAATAAATCTTGAATCATTTTTCCATTCATCATACTTTTCTAAATTTACAGATGATAAACAACAAACTGCTGTTCTGTCTTCTGAAGTTGCTAATGTAATTTCTGTGCATAAATTTGAATGATGTACTTTTAATCCTAATTTTTTTTGTGTTTCAGGTAATGTTTCATTAATAGTATCTATAAAAGAAACATAAGGCTCACCAGTGGCTACTCTAGTTTCTAAAAGTTTAAGCCACAAATCTTTAGCTGATACAGCTCTTACTATTTTTTTAGTATGAGGGTCTATTAAATTCCACATATCATCATGTGTCGGTTCTTTAATGCAATTATCAATTAAAGACATAAACTCATTAGATAAATTAACGCCATGATGTAAATTCAAACATTTTCTGTGAACATCACCACCACTTGGTTTTCGCATTTCTAAAAATTCTATAATTTCTGGGTGACTAATATCCATATAGGCTGCATAACTACCTCTTCTTGTTTTACCTTGAGAAAACGCCAACATTTCTGAATCTACAACATGAAGAAATGGTATTGAACCTGATGATTGTGAGCCACCTGAAGTTGCGGTTCCATCACTTCTTATATCTCCCCAATAACCACCAATGCCGCCACCAACAGATGCTAACCACGCATTTTCTGTGTAATGTCCAGTCAGACCTTCTCTACTATCAGCTACGTAATTTAAAAAACATGAAATAGGCATTCCTCTGTTAGCTCCACCATTAGATAAAATAGGTGTTGAATACATAAACCATAATTTAGATGAATAAGAATAGATACGTTCTGCCATGTCATCACTATCAGAAAAAGCTTTAGCGGCACGCATAAATCCGTCTTGCGGTGACCCTTCTGATGGTAATAAATATCTATCTCTTAAAGTAGTTTTACCAAAATCAGTAAGTAATTCATCTCTAGTGTAATCTATGCTCATGTAAAGTCTATTTCTCCTGTTATTTTTGGCACACTTTCTTTAGTTATAATAAAGTCAATGTATTGTTTTGCTTTTTTTAAATCTTCCACACCACCTTTAAGTTTCCAACGTGAAATGTATTTAATTACATTGCCTTCACAGTAGGAAAGACTATTAGCGACTATATAATCAATAGGTTCTATAACTTGATTAGCGTAATGTAAGGGTTTTTTTATATTGTCCATAGTTTTACTTCTCCTGTTTTTTTGTTATAGTCACCATCTCTTAAAATGTGTGCAACTCTGGCTTGTTGTAAAGCTTCTTTTTCAGTGTAACCTTTTTCTACATAAATTCCTTTAACAACTTTCCATAGGTCTAATAAGGGAACGTTAGTATATTTCTTAATTAGCTTTTCAGCAGTTTTAATTCCCACACCATCAATGCCATCATAACCATCAGTTTTATCACCTGTTAAAGTTTGTAACATAAAATTATAATCAGCAATTCTCAATGGTATTTCTGTGACATTTTGTCCATCAACAGATAAATTACATGGAATTGTTTTCATATCTTTATCAATACTAACAATGATACGTTCTTCTTCAGATGTTTCTGTTGCCATAATTCCCATTATATCATCAGCTTCTAAATTAGCCCAAACTACTCCATTGTGTTTTTCAAGAACATACTCACGCAATGTTTTTAACATCATTGGTTTACGTACATCTTTTCTGTTGCTTTTGTAGCTAGGTAATACATCTTTTCTAAAGTTATTTTTGTCTGTTAAACAAACAACATAATCATCAGCACTAAATGTTGAACCTAAATTTTCAATTACTGCGTCAACATCTGCTTTGCAAATATTTTCATCAGCTTGTAATGTCCACAAACCATCACCCCAGTTTATAGGCACCTCATTATTTAAAGCAATTTTATATAATAAAATATCGCCATCAATTAATAATACTTTGTCTTTTGCCATTTTATTTTCTCCTATATATCAAATGTTATTAAAGCTTCCTTTGGGACAATATGTCCTTTGGAAGACCAATTGTCTCCACCAGCTTTCACTGGATATTTTTTCATTAACTTAATTAAATGTTTAGTTGGTATTAAAATCCAAACATTCTTCTTGCGCTCTGCTTTATATAAACAAATAGCATAATACTTTGCGTCTGTATTGTAGACACCAGATGGTTTTCCTCTACTCTCTGTTTCAATGTAAACGTTACCAGTATTAATACACATGCGGTCTGTTTTTACTTCTACTTTTCCTTCGATTGTTTTTAAAAAATCATTTTCATTTGCTTGTCCAAATTTTAAATCTAAATCAAAACGAGGTTGTGCTTTAGTGTGTTTCACTCCAATTATCTCCTATTTTGTATTCACCTGTTAATGGAAGTCTTATATTAAAATATCTTCCTGTATCTTCAATTGCTTTTACAGCAAATTGTCCTATCTTTTCTGCATCTTTTTCTAAACATTCTATTTGTATTTCATCATGCACCCAAACAACTTGTTGTGCTTCTGGAATGTTTTTAACAACTTTATCAAATTCAACAAGCCATTGCTTACACACTAAAGCGCCTGAACTTTGTAATAATGTATTTAATGCAGCGTGTGCTGAACGTACTTTAATTTTTCTTTTGTCTAAACCTGTTAAATAACCTCGCTCTGCAGCTAATTGTACATCTACAATTAATTTGTTTAATGCAGGTAAATTATTTAAAAATCTTTTTTTAATTTTAGATGCTTCTGCTACTGATTTATTTATTACTGACGCAATTTTTTTAACACCACCACCATATAGAAAACAATAAAAATATCTTTTGGCTAGGTCTCGACTATCTAAACCAGCTAAAGTCTGTGTCTCAGTGTGTATATCACCTTCTAACACTACTTTAGAATAATCTCCTTTGTCATACCTAGCCATATAGTGAGCCAACATTCTCACTTCTAAACCTGAGACATCAACGCCTACAAGTTTTTTACCAGCTGGAACTTTAAATAAAGCTCTACAATCTTTTCCATACTGCACAGATACACTAGGTATTTGCGCCATGTTTGGGTAAGAATGTGTAGCTCTTGCAGTGACAGTTGAATTAGTATTACAAGTGCCATGTATTTTATTATTCTTTTCATGTTTTAGCCAAGCTTGCGCTCCGGTTGCTAATTGTCCAATTCTTTTATCTAATAAAAAATGTTCACATAATGTTTTAGCTTCTGGGTAAGGTAAAGAAGCAAGTATAGTTTCATCTAATTTTGGTTTACCATCATCATTAAATATAGTAGGTTTCCATTTGTGTATATCTGTTAATCGGTCTGCAATGTGGTGACGACTTGAAGGATTAAATACAACAATTTTTTCTTTATAAAACAATTTACCTTTAATATACCCTCTGGCTTTATTATTTACTTTTGGAATAAAAGGTGTTTTTAATGTTTTAGGGGGAAACAAAAGTTGTAATTCATCTTCTAATTCTAATCTTCTGCTTTGTAATTTAGAATATAATTGTTT